TGATGTTTGTACTGGAAGTTAATTGAACCTCTACCTTTCCTTGCTATGTAATCCGTTGTTGTTGTCAAAGTGTTTGTTGTAGAACTGTATTTCTTGATTACGCCTTCAGCACTGTCATAGAAATAAAACAACTGATTATCTGAGTAGGTGGCAGTATTGAGATTGATATCTGTTTCGTTCTGCGTCACAACAAAATTGGTTGCCGCATATGGTCTGAATCTTTCGATGCTGTCATAAGAAGTGTACTTCTCAAAGAACACAAATTTTGTTGATTCAGACAGTGTTGGTTCGACGTATATGTCAAACAGTTCGGGATTGTCTACCACACCGTCATCGTCGTCATCGTGGAATCCAACTTTGACTTTCCTGTTATCTTGGAAACCATCAGACTCTGTGATCACATCAGTCACCTGCCATGTTATCGGATAACCGATGCTGTTTCCTGTAGACACAATACTATTTGTTTTTAGAATCTTGACCACATCCTTGACGCTTTTGCCTGTTGTGTAATCATAGATTTTTTCTTGTGAGTCAAAATGGAATTTGTTTTGTCCCTCTGATTCAAAAATGTAATCTAGTTTTCTGTACTGTACTGTGTAAGTGTTTCCGTCGTTTGTAAACTTGAACCACCAACTTGCGTCACTGTTGGTGCCAGCAGTTGATCCCGCCGAAGCAAGATTGAACACTGAACTGGTACTGATATTTGTTGAAGTTATTACTTTCCAAGTTTCTGTGTCGACATCATATCTTAATCCAAAATCTTCGTATGCCTCTATCCTGTCAATAAGATCTGCTTCTAGTGTTGTAGAGAATGACGTCGTCAAATTAGGTATAATTGCGTTTACAACAGCACCATTTGGCACTATGTTCGCTAATGTCACGGGACCAACGCCAGATTCTAAGTTACCGGTACCGCTGTTTGCTCCATCTAAAACTACCGCACCTATCTTGGCCCATAGTCTATCTTCTGCTTCGTCTGTGCCTGAAGTCACTAATGTTCCGTTCTTGAATTCTCTGGTGTCTGGAGATGTGAATTTCACAAGTGCTCCTGGTTTTGCGTACTTCAGATTTGAGGTAGCGTAATCACCTAATACAAGTGCTCCGCCTGATGTGAAGTAACCAGTATTGGTATTTGTTGAAGTTGTTGTGGAATTCCAAGTTGCTGAAAGTGTGCTAACATCTTTTGTTCCATATTTCAAATAGTAGAACTGTCTAGAATATGGTTCTTTGATTTTTGTCTCTACGGACTTGTCTATGGTAGACTGTATGTCACTTCTGTTGTTGAAAGTGAATGTGAACTGCTGTGTTGATTCTTCCCTATAGAGCATTCCGTCTTCCGCAAAGACATTGACATTTGAATATGCACCCGTGGGATCAACAATTTCTTTTGCTCTTGATATCCCAGATGCTGATCTGTTAACAGATCTAACTTTGACTATTTCCTGCGACGCAGATAACGGAACCACTTGGTAGTCCTCCGCCGTGATCATTCTGTTCTGAGAATAGTAAACTTGTGCCGCTTTCTCTTTGATCGAATCATTTGTTTCAGTGGCCGCCGCGTTGTAGACGCTTGACTTGAGGCTCACTGTCATTGCCAGTGATTGTTGTGCTCCATTGGCATCGGTGTAAGGAACCGTCAATTGTATTCCCTGCATGTCTGCTGATTGTATCGCATACTTGGTGTTGTCACTTGTCCTATAATAGACCCTGAAGTTTCCTAAAGGTAGGTTGGAGAAGTTGCCATCACCAAACACAAGATCAATGGCATCATTGTTTTTCGTCACAACATTATAAATGTTTCTTTCGTTTTTTGCCAAAGAATTGTAAATTGCGTTGTTACCTGTGAGCGAAGGAACTTTTGTCCAATTCTCAGACAACTGTCCGAACTGGTCTAATTTGTATAGCCAAACGTCTGTGTCGTTGATGTTCGGTGTGTCAAGACTCTTGATAAAATTAGTGACACTGGTATCTACTGTGAAATCTTGATGCTCGATCGAACCTTGTTTGAACAAGAAGAAAAATCCCGTGTTGTTAGAACTGTCTCCTGCTCCATCTGTCCTATATGTGTACGTCAGGCCTGTGCCAGGCACTGGTGATGACTCGTATATTGATTCCGACTCACTTATTGTGCTAGGTACTATCTCGAAGTTTCGAGAAACACCTCCTACCGATTTCTGGAAGTTGAAAATTGGTAGGTCCAATTGATTTGAACTGAGTGTGTATACGTCTGTGTCTATGCCACCTATCTTGTCAGACTCCCTTGGATTGCCGAACAGTTGTCCTGTCTGGTTTGCCGCATTCAGTATGGCAGTGAATTGCTCTCTGTAGTTTGCGTTGGCGGAATCATTCCAGATGATCGTGCTGTTTGCTAGATTAGTGCCTGTGCTGTCACTGACATCCTGTGTGGTTGATATTGAATCAACTTTTAATAATCCTGTGCCGGGTCTGTTTCTCTTAGCATTGTAATTGATTAATCTTGCTAATCGTAAGACTGAATTTCTTCTCTCTGCTGTTTCAAGGAAGTTCTCCCTGGCGTTAAGGTCAACCCTGAAAGAAAGTGCTTGTGCTATGTAGGCTATGAGATCTATGAGTGCTACGTACTCAGAACTCTCCACGAAATCATTGAAATCATCCGGATAGTTCTCACGTAGGTAGGCCACCATTGTTCTACGTAGCGTCTCAAAGTCGTAGGATTTGAAATCTGCCTGTTGGAAAGCCTGGTAGATCTTCCTCCAATCTTCCGCTACTAATAATCTATTCTGTCTATCTGTTGTGGCCATACTGTTTGTATGGATATTTATATATTAAATTAAGTGCGTATATTAAGATAGGCGTAACAATGAATTCTCATCGAAGTTGAACCGTAGTTTCTCCGTGATATTCAATGGTACGTATGTGATAGTCGCCTGTATGGCAATGCCCTTGTCCGCTTCGCTTACCAAGATATCCTGTGTGCTGATACGTGGATCTGCATTAAGATTGGCAGTGATATCCTCGACAATGGCATCCTTCAACGCTTCCGTGAATGGTTCGAACAAGGCATCGTATATTATAGTGCCGAAATCGGGGTTCTCAACACGCTCCCCCTTACGCACACTCAACCTGTTGATGAGGTCCTGCTTGGCAACCTCGAAGTCATACAGTTTGAAATTACGTTTGTCTGCACGTGAACTGAAACCCTTGAAGGTAACTGACTTGTTTGATAAATCTCCTGCTCCTGAATCTCCGTATGCCATATGCTTATTTACTCTCTAAAAAAATTTGAATTTACCGAAGAAGTTCTTGATCCCTTGGGCACCAGGTAGTTTTCCTATCTTGGACGCTATGTTTCCGCCAACGTTCTGAAGGAATGTCTGTTTGCCCATTGCGGCATCTCTGGCGTTGAATAATCCTTTCGCCGTCGCAAACTTCTTAACGGAGTCCATGGCAAGAATCTTGCCTCCAACCACAGTGGTGTAGTTCTGCGTTATGCTATTGAGCGTGCCTATGGTTCCTATCACATCACCTGATTTCAAACTGCCTTTCAATCCGTCTATGGTGTTGAGTGTCTTGTTAGCCACGTCAAGTGCCCCAATGGCCGTCTTGTTGGTATCCTTTGCGAGTGAGAACAACTCACCTGCTTGGTTGACGAACACGTTGTCCTTGAACAATTCAGTGCTCTTGCCTGAGAAAACATCCACCACTTGAGACGTGAGGGTGTTGGTCAGATCTTTGATGTCTGAGTTGAACTCTATGCCCTTGATCTTCTCTGTGATGCTGTCCTTGATATCAAATGGTAGATTGATCTTTTCTGTGATACCGTATATCTCATTGTACTTCAATCCAAATTCGGTCAGCAACTCTTTGGCCTTTGCCGCGTTGGTGCTGTTGCCTATTTTCTGTTTCACATATTGTAATGCGTCCGCTTGGTACTGTGCGTCTCTGATTGTGCTGTTGGCGTCTAACCTGTTCTGCTGATTTATGAATTCTGCCGTGCCGGGTGTGTTTGCGTTCCTGCTCCACTGTTTCTTGTCATCGGCGTCGATGGGTATCACACCATCACCACTAATCACACTTGCTCTAAACATGGGTTCGTGCGTGACCAATCTGTGAACTGTGGTCTTGGTCTTCCTTGTGAATTCCTGCAATGGTTTCAGGCCTTTCTGTGCCAGTTCCACATCTCCCTCTTCTCTGAGATTCATACCAACCTTATCCGCGTTCAACCATTGTGGTCCCCACTTGGCTATGCCCTGCTCACCGTCGTCTCCTACACCTTCCATTGGGAGGTTCAAATCAATCCTACCTCCCTGTACGTGGAACTGTCCCAGTGCTCCATGCAGTTGAGCACCTGGAGTGTATGAACTGATAGAATTCAAAGCGTAGTTCTGTATGCCACCCGCCGGAGAACTTTGAAGAACAGCCTTGTCTCCAACAGTCACAACTGCGTCAGCACTCTGTATCATCTCCTTGGCAGAACTCATCCTAATCTGTCCGTTGGCGTGCATGTTTATATTCAAATCTGAATGAAGATTGAAATCTCCCTCCGTACGTAAGTTTATACCACCAACACCAGAGTAGACGTCTATCCTTCCATTTGCCTGCATCTCAATGTAGGCGTTTCCTGAAGCGTTCGCTATATACACAATTCCTTGGGTGTCGTGCATCAGTAACTGATGTCCGGATGCTGTCCTCAATCTTGTCAATTGGTTGTTGCCATTTGTGTCTCCGTCGTCCATCACAAATGTGTGTCCCGACTTTCTTGTCACAAAATCTTTTTTGTTAGTATCTTTTGTTCCCACAGATTGTTGTGTGGTCGTCCTGTCTATGGGGCCTGGTGTACTGATTCCAAAAACACTGCTAGGCGTCTCCCTCCTCGCCGAACTGGTTGTTGTCCCCCTTATGGTGTCCTCCGACAGACCCTGTTTCTGTAATACCTCTGCCAGCGGGTGTATTGGCTTGTTGAGGCTGTCATAGTTGGTTGCTGTTACACCTGGTATGCTCCTGTTGATTTCTCCCGACGGAACTACTTTTGTTCCATAGGTGTCCATCTTGTCCACATCTGAACTGAATTGTCCTGCTGGACCACCACTGCTTTTGTCCCAGGTCTTCTCGCTGGATGCTATTCCCGGAACCATGTGGTTTATCAAGGGTTCCAGCACACAACCTATCCAGAACGCTTGGTCCATTTTACCTTCTGCGAATATCACAAGGACTCTCGTGCCTATGTCCGGTGGTACCGCCCAGAAACCATAACTGTGTTGGCTGTGTTCGTACTTGGTCGA